GCTCCTCCAGGTCGCGGTCGTCCTCGATCAGTGCGATCCCGTCCTCGAAAGCCTGTACCCGGAGAGGGTGTCTGGTATCCGTTCCTCTCTCAGCGCTGGGCGTGTTCACCTTCGGCCCCATGCCAACTCGATCTCGCGGGTCACGCGCTGGCGCCGCTCCTGGTCCGACTCTGGGCCCCGGGCCGCGACCGGCGCTGTCTGCGCCTGGAGCTTGTTGGTGATGGTCCGCGGGGCCGGACGCGGGGCGCGCATATCCGGGAACAGGGCCTCCCGGACCCCGGGGATCGCTACGACTCGACGCGCCTCCTCCAGGAGCTTCCCGTTGACGACCTCGCACGCCTCCTTCATGCCGAGCCGCTGCCCGGTCTTGGCGTAGTGCGCCTCGACGATGGAGAACACCTCGTCGATCGCGTTGTTGCCGGCGGCGTCAACGAGCGGGAAAACCCCCTCCGCCTTCACGAAGTCCGCGATCTCCCCCTTGAACTCCTCGACGGCCCGCTGCTCCGACTCCTCCTGCTCCTGGGTCCGCCGGTCCTCGAGCTTCTTCTCCAGCGCGGCCGCGCGCTCCTCGACCTTCTTCTCGATCTCCGCGATCCGGCGCTCCGCCTCCCCCAGCTGGGTCTGATGACCCTGGATGGTGCGCGCCTGCTCCTGCTCCGGGGTGAACCCACCGGACGCGATGTGCTGCGAGAGCCGGTTGTAGTAGTCGAGCCCGAACTCCCGGATGAAGGCGTTGGGGTCGGTTCGGAGAAGCTCGATGCGCTGCTGGATGCCGGCCACCTGGGTCCGCGTCTCCTCCCGGGCCCGCTCCGCCGCCTCCCGATCCGCCTTCGCCTCCTGCGCCAGCCGCCGAGCCGCGGCTTCCTTCTTCGCTATGGCGGCGACCCGCCAGGACTCGATCTGCTCCTCCGGCTCCTCTGCCACCTCCTCCTGTCCCTCCTGCGGGGGCGGCGCGGGCGGCGCGGCCTGCCTGGGCGGCGGGGCCGGCGGGGGCGGGGCGCCGCCAGGTGGCGGCGGCAAGGGCTCCGCGATGGTCTGCGGAGCCACCGAGGGGCTGAACGTCACCGGACTGAGCACTCCGGGGGCTGGCGCAGCGGGGGCGGTCGTGAAACGTCCTTCGATCGGCATGGCGATGGCTCCTTTGGGTTAGAACTATGCTTGCGCCGGCACTCCGCCGGGAGGGAGAAGGGGAGAAACAGGGGCGGGAGCGGGCTGGCCCATTCCCACGGTGGCTCCTGGCGCTCCACCAGGAGGAGCGGCTGCGATCTTGGCCTTGTTGAGAAGGTGCTGCGTCTGGTCGAGGAAGGTGCCGAGCATCTCCAGCTTCTCGGGCTCCATCTTGTTCGCAGCGCCCACGCTGTACTCCTGCAGCGCCATCGTCGCGGCCATCTGGAGGTTCATCTTGGGGTCCGGCGGGCGGTACTTCCCGTTCTCCACGATGTCCTCCAGGACGTCCGCCACCCAGTCCTCCGCGGCGCCCAGGAGGGTCTGCACCTGCTGGAGGTCCGGGAAGTCGATGAGGCGCCGAGCGGTCTGGTCGTCGATGTATCCGGCTCGAGCGAGATCCTGGACTGTGGCGAGCCGGCCGGCGGGCGTCGAGGGAAGGCTCGACACGGGGTAGCACCGGAGGGTGTATTCGTCCTCCTCGAGCTTCACCTGCTTCCAGTCGATCGTCCGGAGGAACCGCTGGCCGGGCATGGACGAGGAGCCGACCGGGGCGTTGAGTTCGTACTTCCCCTCGCGCTCGAAAATGTCCCGAACGACGTCGATCACCAGTTCGATGACGTCGATGTGGAGTTGCTCGTATCGCTTGCCGATGTACTGGAAGCCCTCCCCCTCGATGTCGTGGTAGACGCGCTGCGCCTCGCCCGAGTCGAGCCCGGCCGGTTTCTGTCCCATCGCGGAGAACTGCGAGAGCCGGGCGATCTCGAATCCTCGATTCTTGATCGCGTCGAAATGGGTGAAGTACTGGGGGTTCACCGCCGGCGGCGCGAGGTAGCTCGGAGGGGCAGACCCCTTGGGAACGTGGAGGATGGTCCCGATCTTGTCCTGGAAGTGCTGGTCCGGGACGGTGCCGGCCTCGACGACGATCTTGAACGCGGCCATGAGCCGGAAGGCGCGCTGCATCATGAACAGGAGGTGGTTCATTTCCACCTGCGTCCCGATCAACTCCTCTGCCAGCGATGCCCCGTGCCAGCCGTAGATGCGTGGCTTCCAGGAGAAGCGGGCGAAGGGGAACCGTCGCTTGTTCCAGGCGTTGTCATGGTAGAGGACGCAGTTGTCGATGCAGATGGTGTGGATCCCATCCTTCGCGTTGGGGCCGCTCGCCAGGTGCCAGGACTCCACGACGGCCACGGAGTCGGTGACGTACTGGTAGGTGCCACCCAGTTCCGAACGGTCGGAGGTGGCACACCTGGAGATCGCCTCCGCGCACTCCGGGAACGCCTCCTGGAGCTTCATGCGATCGATGTTCTTGACCCGGTGCATCTGGGTCGGTTCGCCGTAGAACCCATCGATCTCGTCGACGTACAGTTCCGAGGGCAGGACGCGCTCGATCTTCACGCGCCCGGTGATCGGATCCTCGTAAACGTGCAGGGGCCCGTCGCCCAGGACGGCGCCGTCGCGGAAGGACACCGGGCCCAACTCGTCGAACTTGCACTCGTGGAAGATCCCGTCTGCGAACTGGGAGAGCTTCTTCGCCCGGCGCTGCGTCCGGTAGTCACCGCCCTGGGTGAGGAAATACGGGCGCACCCTGGACTTGGTGATCTTCGACACCAGCGTATCGACGACGATCGCGATCAGGTTGTAGGTGAGCTTCCCGCTCATCGACGGGTGGATGATGTGGAGCCGGTCATAGGACACCCCGTAGAACGACCCGGGCGTCATGCCGCCGTAGAGCCGGGCGCAAATCTGCCGCTGAAGCTCCAGGGAGGACTGCACCTGCTTCATGTGCTGGAGCGTCTCGACGACGGAGCCGGGTATCTCCTTCTCCGGCAGTAGCCACCAGCGGGGGTTGATGGGCTCGCGGACGTTGCCTCCATCCGGATTCTTCTTCGCGCCCTTCGCCTTCATGTTCTTCCACTCGACGTCATTTCCTCGTCGCGCCATGGCCTAGCTCCCCTGTCCCGTGTGCCTCTTGAGCAGTTCCTTGAACTCCTTGTCCCCGACGTACTGGGGGCTCGACATGAACAGAGCATCCTCAGTAGAGAGGGTGTCCGAGGCGAGCACCTCCGCGATCTTCCGCATCGCATCGATCTGCGGGGCCTGGGCCTCCGGGGGACCGAACTCCATCTCGATCTCCGGGGTCTTGATGCGGCGTAGCCCCGCCTTCTTCGCCAGGGCGATCAGGGCATTGATGTCCTCAACGGTCATGGATTTCCCCTTGTGCTTCCAGCGAGAGGACGGCCCTTGCTTCCTGGTAGAGCCCACAGGCGATCTCGATCAGTTCGCGCCGCGTATCCGGGCGCCAGTCGTTCCGAGAGGCGTAGAACATCGCTGCCGTGGCAGCTTCCATCCCAACGGCGCCGCTCGCGGGGATCAACGCCTGCACACGCCCTCCAGGCGTTCGGTCTTTTCCCTCAGATCGGAGACTTGATCGATCAGGAGCGCGGTGTGACTGGCGCGCTCCTCCGTTGCGTCGCTCTGAAGCTTCCAGATGAAGGCGCTCATCCCGAGCACCAGGAGCCCGAGAATCCCGTACTGCTTGAGGAGCATCTTCGCCAGGTCCATCATGTGTATGGCTTTCCTGGGGCTGCGCCGGGAAAGACGTCGCCATGAGTCGGGGGCCTCCGGCCCTTCCTTCCACCGAGTCCGTCCCCGAGCGTGATCGTCGGGATCTTCCTGTTGCCCTTCGGGGGCCTGTTGGACGACCAGCCATAGGTGTTCCCTCCCCACGTTTTGAACGCGATGTTGGGTGCCCCATGCGCTGGCTCCATGATCGACTGACACTTCTCGCAGAGCGGGAGTAGCTGCGCTCGCGCCAACTCTACCTCCGTCCACCCCTTCTCGCGCCGGCGCATCAGGGTCTCCCGGCGGGAGAGAGGCTCGATCACTTCGACAACGTGGCCGCAGGCTCGACAACGGTACTCGTAGAGCGGCATCGGTCGACCTCCTTCTGCATGATCGTTCGTTCGGCCTGCGCCCCGGCCAGCGCGGCCTCGAGCATCGCCACCCTATCCAGAAGTTGCTCGACCACGACTCTCTGAGACTCCAGGAGCAGGGCCATCCCATCCCGCTCGCTCTGGGCAAGCCGGACGCGCCCTTCCGCCGCCAGGACGTCTGCCGTCTCCTTGAGCCCGGGGATGTCCGCGAAGCATCCCCCACAGAGATTCCCATGAGTCGTTCGGTGGAGTGCGTCCACCGAGATCCCGCACCGCGAGCATTGAAGACCTACCAAGGTGTCTCCTCCGTGCCCCACCCACCGAGCGGGGCGAATCCGTAGACGTTATTCTTCTCCGTCTTTTCCTTCTCGACCTGGGCCATCGTCTGATTGAACAGTCGGTCGATGGTCGCCTTGTCGAACTCCGGCGTGCCGCGCTGGAGCTTCACCGCAGGAGCGCGGTGCGTCCAGTGCAGGCTTTCGCGGTAAGCGTACAGCACGGCATCCGTGATGTCCGAGTGGTAGGTATCCTTGATCACCCGCTTGTCGTTGCTCGACTTCTCCAGATCCCACTCGACGAGCATGCAGTCGTGAGCGAACTTCGCGCCGCGCTGGCAGAAGAACCTATCCGACCGCAACGCATCGTTGAGTAGCTCGATGTATTCGTACTTGCGGGTTTTCTCTGCCGCCTGGATCGGGAGCGCGTAGCGTGCGCTGATCTCCTCCGCGATCTTCTTGCCCAGGCCGCCCGTGTCCATGACGATCGACGTCGGGTTGAACTTCTCGACCATCGCTCGCAACTTCCCGCTCAACTGCGTCACGGTCTGCTTGGGGCAGACGTCCTCGTAGCGAAGGTACAGGTTGGGCGTCGAGTCGTTGAACCCGAGCACCGCAATCGCGTCGGAGTCGTCGAATCCAAGATCGACGCCGATAACGTGCTTCCACGGGGTCGGCAGATCGCCCGGGAGGAGATCGTAGAGGTTCTTGGTCGCGTCGAACTTGAACACCAGCGAGTCGACGTCGTTCACCCAGCGGCCAAAGAACTCGCGCTGGATCGCTGGGTCACTCTCCGTCAATCCTCGCCGGACGAGAATCTTGTCCAGGTACTCTCGCGGGTTCGGGATGTGCGGATTCTCGAAAACGGTCCAGTGGTGATGCGACCACATCGGACTGGTGCAAGCCTCGTAGAAGAACCCAACCGGAACGGGCGACGGGGTTCCGATCAGGCTGATCCGGCCGTTGTGATCCATCAGGGCGGGCTCGATGATGTCCTCCACCGCACCCTTGAGGTACTCCGGGAGGTTCTGCGCCTCATCTCCAACTACCTCGCCCCATCCCGTGCCTCGCCACTTCTCGACTTCCTTCGACGAGTCGGCGCCGGTCAGGTAGATCATCCCCTTCCCGCCCCGCTTGAGAATCAGATCCGTTTCGTTCGGCTCGAATCCCAGGTTGTGCTGCCGGTTCAGGGTCAGGAGCGTTCCCCAGACGTTGCGCTTGGCCTGCCCGCGCGTCGTCGTGAAGTAGAGACTGGGCGCGTTGCGCCGCAGTGGGCCCTCCAGGAGCCGGGCCGCGCAGCCCACCGTCTTGCCGGCGCGGCGAGAGCACACCGCGGTCGAATGGTCCGATGGATCCCGCGCGAATCCCAACTGCGGCCCGAACAGGACTCGCTCCAGGTTGAAGGCGGGCGGGAGCCGGGCGAGTAGCTTCTTGAACTCGACCCGCTCAAACTTCGACATATTCTTTATGGCGTCCGAGAAATCGGACTCCTTGAGCTTTGAGAAGGCGTTGGGAACCCTCTCGCTCATGCCGGCTCCGTTGGCGCTTCCGGCGTGACCTGGACCACCTCGCCCTCGATCGGTGGAGGTTTCGGCGGCAGGGCTCGGGACTGGGCGATCTTCACCAGGTAGAGGGCCCGCTCCGCGGCCTCCTCGTCGGTCATGGTGTCGACCTTCGCCTCGATCAGATCGGTGTAGAGCTTGAAGTGCTTGCCAAGAAGCTCGAGCCCCTTGGGCTTGTCCCAGAGCCGAATCTCCTTCTCGATCTCGCTATCCCCGTTCTTGCCGAACCGCTCCTTCACCTTGATCGACGCCACCGCAGGAGCGATGTTGTCGTCCAGTTCATTCATCGGGATCATGTTCCCGTTGTCGTCGTACAGATCCCGGATGTCGGAAAACGCGACCTTGGTCAGTTCCTTGAGGACGCGCTCGCTCGACAGTTCGTAGTTGCGCTCCCGCTTCCGCATCAGTCGGCGCAGGTTCACCTGGATCGCTTCCGTCTGGAGCATCGACGCGGCTTGCGACTTCGCGGAATCCTCCGCGTACCCGGCCCGGATCGCCGCACCCTTGCCGTTCAGATCGACGAGGTACTCCACGCAGAATCGTTGCTGCTGCGCCGTCAACCCGTGCGCGGTGAGCGCCTCGGAGCCCTTCTGATACAACTCGCCCAACTACTTCCCCTTCCCGGCTACCGCTGACAGCGAGGCCAGATCCCTGTTCACCGGGGCTGCATCCTTATGCAGTTCACAGGACGCCACCGACGTCCAGGGCACGAAGAAGTCGCGCCCACTCATGGAGATCACCACTCCGTTATCGAAGGGCTCCAACTTCTCCACCTGGGTAACTCCGGTCACGCCGAGCGCCCCCTGGTTGTTCTCCAGCCCGCACCCCACGGTCTGCTTCACCTGGCCGTGGAGGTACACTCCGTCCTTGAAGTTGATCAGCTTGATTCTCATTCGGTTGCTCCTGTTGAAAGCGCCAAGTAGAACGCGGCGCAGGGATCGTGAACTGCCTTCGGGTACTTCTCCTCGAGCCCGGGACGCGCCACCTCGCGCTTGAAGATCCCAGGACGTACCTCCTTCTTTGTGTGCTGCGAAAACCACATGAACGTCGGGTGCGTCATCCTCACCCCGTCCAGATCCACCGGAAGGTGCGTCGCCTTCAGAAGCGAACCCCCCACCCCTAGCCGACGCTGCGCCTTCACGACGTAGGCCCAATGAAGGTACTTCCGCCCCTCTCGCTCCCCCCACACGATCGAGCCAATGAGCA